TGGTGATATTGATTTGATTTTACTATGTAATATCTTTTCACCTGAAAATGCTATACTTACAATACCAGGTACTAAAAGTAAAACCAAAAATATTAAAAATAAAACTCTTTTCTTATTCATATTCTATCCATTGTCCATCTGGTTTTTGACACGCAATACCAAATATAGTATTTCTATTTACACCACCAACACCTATCAACGGCCAGTTGTTTGTTATATCAACTGTGGCACTATAATCTTTACATTTAAATGGTCCTTTCAAATAAGAGTTTGTTGTATGTATGATACCACTATTACCTGTCTTTGAATTATACCAATTAGTATATGAAGAACCTTTAGGACTTGTATTTAAATGATCTACAAATACTGCATTGTGTACATCATAATCTGAATTGTACATAATTTCAGCACCAGCAAAAGCACCTGTCATCGCACAGGCGGCAATCGCATATGGATTATCTACACCCATTGTAACACAGGCACCAGTTGTTGTGGTTGCACCTGCAATTGAACCAACTTGCGATCGGTTCGCTGCACAGTTAGTCAACAATAGACTAATTAAAATTAACAGTATTATTCTCATTCACACCTAGTTTCTTTAATGTATCTTCTATTTCGTACAGTTCATCTTCTAATGATTGCACATTCTTATATTCTAATTCTTCGTTTATTTCTTCTTTTCTATCTTTTAAATTTTTAATTGTTATATCTTTATTTGTCATATGGTTGTGTATCGTTAGCAATTAATTTACAAGTCGCCTGAATATCATCAATAAGCTCTTGTATTTGCATATCTCGTTCAGGCGTCTTTGGATTATTGTATTTAAGGTTGTAGAGTCTATCACTTGTCTTTTTGACACCATCAACCTTTAAACAGAAATCACTAATTTTATGAATCATTATTACCTTTAAATAATGATTTTAATTTAGACCACATTTCAGCATTCTTAACTTTTTGATCTGCCCAAACTTTAGTTTGATAGTCAATAGTCTTCTGCTTTTCATTACCAATAAAAGTTACCACTTTAGATGGTAGTTCACTTATATTATTAGCAATCTTATCAACCGTCATTTCTTCACTCTTAACCATTGTAGTCATCAGGACTAAAATAGTTATCATCATCATTGTTCTCATACTATACCTTTTTTCCCATTGTTTTAAAGTCCACAGCATCAACGATCATATATGGACCTTTGTTATACGTCACACTAATTGTTTTACCTGTAGGTATCTGTGTGGAGTAAACTCGTTTTTTAGTATCACCTACAATTCTATCTGAAGTCGGAACAGATGTCCTACACTTATAACTTGGCATATCATAACCGTCAAATGAATTATAATCTGAATCAATATTGACGCCTAATGATCTACAATAATTATCGTAGTCTTTTCTAATCTTATCTAACTTCTCTTTTTTTGTCATTACTGTATTGTATCTGTAACTTCTGGTTTCTTTTTCATATAGACTTTTTTACCATCGTCTAAATCAAAGTATTCTGCTTCTTCTTCTTGTTTCTTCTCTGCGTATGTCATACCGAAAACACTCATATAAAAAGCATCTCTAGGATTTGGGGCAGACCAACAATCAATTGTATTCTGAAGTTGTTCTGGTGTGATAGAAATATTACTAAAGTTTTTAGGTACTTTAATCATATCTTCTTTTAGCGCTTTTAGATATTCGATTCTATTAGTAAAACACTTTTTCTTTTTCAAGTCTTTTTTAGTTACTTCTTTAAACTCTGCGAATATTAGTTCTTTTGTGTACATCATATATTATAGTCCTTTGTTAGTTGTTAATAATGTCTTTATTCTATCAGGTATTGATTTAAATGTCAACCCCTTAAAAAACGTTGATTTTACTAGTTTTTTTGTCGCATAGCGACACGCTGACAAGGATTTCACACCCGATTCGAGGGTTATATCACCCCTATTTTTCAATATATTACAACTTATAGTTGTCATATTCCTAGTGCCTTTATTATTTGTTCTTCACTCGTAGGCAGTGGTTTACCACTCTTTAACCAATCTACCATTTGTTCCATATAGAATGCTTCGTCTTCTTTACCTTCTTCATTTAATAACTTGGCAGCAGTCTTAAAAAACTTATAGACTTGCATATCGCCATTTCTATCTAACTTCTTTTCTACTTTACCTGGTCTCTGATTACTCATCAATAAATCTATCGTTTAAACCTGTAGATACTTCACCTAGTTCGTTATCTCTACAAGCAAAAATCAATACCTTTCTTTTTGTTAATCTTTTATTTTTAAAAAACTTAACTGCCTCTTTGTAAGTATCAAAATAATGTCTTTTCCAATCTGATCTACCCATATATTCCATAACTTTATAGTATTCAATTTTTTGTAAAACAAATTGTTCTCTGGTATTTCTTACTGTACTAGCACTAAAGGGCATACGACCCCCACAATATTGCTATTAACATTCCTGGAACAACAATAGTCAAAGGCCAAAACTCTAATAGTTCTTTCCATAAAACCACTTTGTCTTCTTTTCTTTGTTTCTTAATATCTCTTTTAATCTCTTGCATTAATTTATTAATAGGTTCACCTTTTTGAAAGTTTGGAAAACCAAGATCATTACACATTCGCACTTGATTATAAACATCTGATATAGTTTTTTTGTTTACAGTAATTGTTATAGTTTTCACTTAATACTCTTTCTGTGTCCTACCACATTGTTTACAAATACTCTTATCAACCTTGATACATCTACCTCTTGTTCTTTTAGAGTCTTTGGGTTTTTAAATAAAACTTTACTATCGTTTACTTTTAAAATGTGTTCACCATCTACAATCACAGCATCGTCTGTGTGTTTACGCCAATCGTGTGAGCTATATTCTGCCATTACTTACCTCTCTTAAAAAAGTTTTTAATATCTTCAATTAAACTACCTAATACTAAACTAACATATAGATAAACTTCTCTACTTGATAAAACAAATACAGCAGCCATCGCAATAAATAGTAATAATATAAACCAATCTAACATCATTTTATTTTCCTCTTGCTAACTCTGCTTCTAGTTGTATTTGTGTATCAACAATATCTGGCATTACTTCATCAGCATAAGTATCAATCTCAACATCACCATTTTCTTCAGCATATTCATCATCAGTATAAAGTATCTTACCCTCATATTTTGTAGTATCTGAGTCTGTATAACTAGCATCTACCATATATGTTTCAACACCATCTTTTGTTTCTGTGATTGAGTCGTTAATCTTTGAGTGATCTATACCACATTCACTAAACAACTTATCTGCTTCGTCTTTATCTTTTGCTAATACCTCTTGTTCAATAACAAGGTTGTAATAAGTTTTCTTTCTATACAGATTTTTATTAACGTCTTTATCTGTAAAAATGACATTTGTATCATACGCCATATTAGTCCTCCTTCTTATTTGCTTCTAGTGCGTCTTGTTCAATTTGATCTACATACTCTTGGTCTTCACTACTCATCAATAAAACAATATAGTGAATTGCTTTTAATAAGTCTTTTCTGTTGTGACCATTTTTTTTACCATATCTACATAGATATTTGATAGCATTTGCTTGACAGAAGTCTTTATCAATACCAAGTTGTTTTATCATATCCATAACTTGGAAACCATCTTCTGTTGTAGAATAGTGTTGATCGTATGTACTACCAATATATTCTTTTATCTCATTTAATATTTCATCTTCTCTGTATTTCATTAATGTATACCTCGTTCTTGTTCTAATATTTTTTTTATAGGATTTCTTTTATATGTTAATTTTTTATTAAAGTCTTTTCTAAATGATTGTCTTGTATCGTAAGATTGACCGTAATCATTAAACATTTTTTTATCACCCGCAGCTGTATCACCAAATACTTCTTCATAAGTTGTATAATATTTGTCTTCATCAATTAGTTCAACTCTTGTACAATTAGCAAAGTTAGTTGCAGTTTCTTTATAGTTCCAATCACAATGTTTTAAAATCTTCAATTTCATTTTTTGATTGTCAAATTTTGATCTATACTTTTCAGGTACATTTCTGTATATAGTTTCATATGCATAAAAGTAATCACCTTGATGTTCTGGATCCAGATACTCTCTTAAATAACAAACGTTAAAAGTTTTATTTTTACTCACTATTGAATCTCCATAGTAATTACTTCTTCAACATTGTTCTCATCTATACCAACCATTGATAGATTGTCTAGTTCTAATATTTTAGATTTACAAGTATCTAAATCAATTTGACCGTCTTTCATTTTAGCGATAAACTTATCAACTTGATTTTCTACTGATGTTTCGATATATTGTTTTATTTTTGACATAGTGTTTTCTCCTTTGTTATATTAATAATATCAGGTTTTGTGTTATT